GATCACCGCCGTCTTGGTCCCGTGGAGTTTCCGAACCCGTTCCAGCAGAAGCTGATTCACGGCCGCCCACGCATCCGCCATATCCGCCAACGCCGCGAGCATTGGGCGACGCTCAACGATTTGTGCGCCAACCGCCTCGGGCCAGCCATCGTCGCGGGCGATCATTTCCCGCAGTTCAGTGATGGTGCCCCGCCAGCACCCGATTTCCAACACCCACCCGTCCGGATCGGGGATGAGTGTGGCTGAGCCGCTGGGCAATCCGTCAATGTGGAGGATTCCTGCCTCGCGCAGGTTCGCCCCGTACAGGTTCGCCCCGTACAGGTCCGCCCCGCGCAGGTTCGCCCCGTACAGGTCCGCCCCGCGCAGGTCCGCCCCGCGCAGGTCCGCCCCGTACAGGTCCGCCCTGTGCAGGTTCGCCCCGCGCAGGTCCGCCCCGCGCAGGTCCGCCCCGTCCAGGTTCGCCCCGTACAGGTTCGCCCTGTGCAGGTTCGCCCCGTACAGGTTCGCCCCGTGCAGGCTCGATTCAGCTGCAACTGCCTGCACAGCCGCAGCGCGGACATCCTGCGCCGTTTCAGCGGCGTACAACACCCTGCCGTCGAAACGGCTTCTGATCTCGATCATGCGCTGGCCTTCCGGTAGTCGCTGATCATGCCTTTCAGCTTTGCGATTCTACTCATCCCAACCTACTTTCGGTGTGTACCCATCTGGATTCCACGTTCCCGGCTTACCGGGAATGGGACTGCAAGAGACTGAATTGACCTTGCAGCTACTGCCGGGATAACCATATCCCGTACAAACTTGGTTTATTGCGTTTGGGTACGGATTGTCATAGGTGCAACCCACCCCTGGACCCTGCATCCATAGCGTAACAATTAGCTCTAGCATTGTTCCAAACCCGCTTTCATTGTGGTAGACGAATTTTCTTTTTGGTATGCGTCAACAACACGCTGGGAAGCATCGTGTAAAAGCATTAAATCGTGCTTCGTAACCCTTTTAACTTGTAAGCCAAGCTTGATAACTTCGCAAAGAACATCAAGCCGCTCAATTTCTTTTTGCAAACTCTCAGGCATAGCTACCGCTCCTAAATCCCTCACCGAACGCCACAAGTGCAGGCCAGTGCTGTGGGCAATATGACGACACAACGTAGTTGATAATGTCCACAGCGTCGGTCATGTGCATCAACCGCATCTAAACCTCCCGATTAAAAGTAGCGCCATTTGAGAAATTGATGCCGGGAATGACCTTATGGTCATTATCCAGCGCGACCATACTGCGATTGCGAATGGCCACGAAAATGGGAAGCGAATTATCCCGCGCAATTTTATTGAGCCGATTCACCGTCACATTGGAATTGTACCCGCCGTTATTCAGCGTAACGGAATCCTTATGCAATTCCGCGATAACGGTATCGTGGTGCTTAATCAGCACCGTATCGGCCAAATGCACATGCGTTGCATACGCAATTTTCGTCCAGTAATCCTTACTGGAAAGGGTGGCCAGCAGAGATTCGCGAGACATATTCGGCAGCTTGAGATTCGACATTTTTATTTCTCCTTTAATGGTTGTTGTTAATCGATGGGTGCGATAAGCAAAGAATGCCATTTATCGCCGGGAAGATTGAATAGCCACCGGCCTAATTGACGCGCAGCGTCATCAGCCGGGATATCTTCAATTCCGTATTCCGGGGCCATTTCATCCCAGAATTCAAGTAACGTACCGGCCCGATCCATTAGCGCGCCCGCCAGGGCGGCCTTTTGCTTATTTGTGAGCGCCATTGTTATTCCCCTTTCCTAATAAAAAACGACGTTAACGGAATAGGACATACGTCCCGAATGAGTCACGCGCACGTTGGCGCTATCGTAATCGGCACGCTGCATGGCATTGCGCCGCGCAGCGCGATCAGCTTTGCGGACCGCTTCAGACATAGAAGCGTCTGTAACACCGGCAGAATCAATGTAGTCACAAAACACTCCCGAGATTTCATCCCCAACAAATTTCTCCTGGTTCGTCAGGTAACCATCAGCACGGGCTACCCCCGTGGCGGTGATGATCGTTGCACAGACAACGATAACGAGCAGGGCAAAGCGCTTCAGGATGCTATTGCTGCGAGGACCGAACATTTTTACTCCTAGTTTGATTGGATTGATTTTGAAAAAGAGCAAAAAGAGGGGGTGGCCGGGGAGCCATGTTTGGACTCCCCGACCACCCCACTCAGACTTGCTACTAGCTGGTTGTGCCAGCCGTAGCGCCAGCCGTAGCGCCAGCCGCAGCCTTAGCACGGGTACGCTTACCCTGCGGCGTGGTCACCGGAACCGAAATCAGTTCCGACAACAGACCATCGACAACTTTGAGGGCTGTCACATCTTCTTTGAGGTAGTCGCCACCCAGCGTCTTGAGTTGCTGAGCCTCGACCTTGGCAGCCAGACGGTTACCGTCGAACTGCTTGCTGGCCTTGAAAGTACGCTCATGCTGGTTGAAAGTATTCCAAAGCTGCAAGATTCCCAGCTTGGTGTTCTTCCACGGTGCAACGCGGGGGTCGTGATCCCACATTTCCACCAGCTTGTCGCGCTTGTTCATAGCCATCGTGTGACCGTTCGTGCTGATCTTCTTAACAGGAACCTGTTCACCCTGAATAGAAGTCACCATGACGGTCTTTTCTTTCAGGTCGGGAACCGGAACCATCTGATCCAGCCACTTCAGGAAAATTCCCTCCGGAACTTCTGCCTTAATAAGTTCCGTCAGAGCCTTATCCATTTCGTCGGCCTGCTCATTGAGCAATCCAAGGGCTTCCGCAGCGTCCTTGATTCGGGCGACCGAATTCTTGGTGTGCTTCAGAACAAACTTGCCCTTGTCACCAGCCCGAACCAATTGGTAATCCAACGTGTTGTCGCAAACCGGAATCCCGAAAGTACGGGTCCAGCTAGTGGCCAGCGACGAATCGAACGAAGTCGAAACCGTCAGATTAGGTCGGAACTGCAAACCGGACTCATCGTTGGTCAGGTTGTCGGGGATGGAAATGGTGATCCAAGCGCGACGACCCCACTTGAGCAGACCAGCGGAAACAATGCCCATGTTATCGGCACCGTTCATAATCTGCGCGGTGTGGTTGATGAAAATTTCCTGCAACTGGTGGACTCCGTAATCCTTGCCCTGAACGTGCAAGATTGCGTCGGCACCGTCTTCCTCGTCATCCGGCACACCATTGACGATCCAGTCTTCTCGGCCAATGGCCTTGAAAGAACGCACTGGAACCTCGTAGGTCTTCATAATCGGATTTCCGTTGGAATCCAGCAGGATATTCTTGTTTTCGTCGCGCTCAGGCTGATCGAAGTAGGCGACCAGTCGAGCCGACTCCCAAGCCGACCACCCGAAGAGTCGATCCCGCACAACAGTGAGCGGGATGAACCCCTCGTAGTGGGTCGGCAGTGCGGCGCTCTCAAGGCTCTGGTTGTACCACCAGGCGTTGCCGGTCTTGGCCGTGTTACCGACCATGATCTTGCCGCTGTTCAGGTAGTTCATGCTGTGGTACGACATGTCCGTTTCTTCTTTCTTTGTTGGTTGGATAGGAGCGGTCGCTCCGATCCGGTACTACCCCAGCCTAGCACAGTTTGGGCTAGCCCAGGAAGAATCTTTTCAGAACCATTTGATCCTAAAAAAGAGTCTCGCGCTGTGGCGGGTGATGAAGCCCGCCACAGCCCATATTAAGTTATGTCACCGACAGAATCGGTCACTCCACCCCATCGAAGGCGAAGGTCATGCTGCGGACCCTTGTGCTGACTGGTTCGTCAGTGTGAAGGTTCCGAGATTTGCGGGTGATGATCTGATCGTTCAGTTGAATGTAGTTAACTGACGAGCAACCGACCCGACGTGCGGCGTTGATTGCCGCTTGTCGAGCACGTTGCTTGCTGGTGTGTTGTGGCGAAATCTCCGTAACATCTACCACGATCTTGTTCTTTTTCCCGAAATGCCGGGTCACAGTACGAATGAGTGAATCACCCACCCACTGTGATTGCATGTCGAGAATGTTGGCGTTCTTTGTCAGGTAGTTACTCATGTCCGTTTTCTCCATCTATTGATTCTGTTAAACCACAAATTTCAGCCAACTCATCAGAAATTTCTCTCCCGAACTCGGCAACGTGTTCTGGAAAGAGGTCTGACTGGCCCTCTACAACAGCGCATCCCCACATCATCGTGAGTAAAGCCATAAACGCATTGTCAACACTTGGCGCTTGATTTGGAGCGCCGTGTATATCGTTTGCGTCATATCGCCAATTACTCGTTACGATTGAGTAGAAATACTGCGGGCTGTAACTTTCTTGTACAGGGTCATAGACTCGACCATCACACCAGAGCGTGAAAGTTCCGTCACCGATAACCATTTCCTTGATTTCGCCGTAATTTTTCTTAGGCATTTGTCCGTTTCTCTAGTTGGTCCGTGCTTATTGCTATTGATTTACTTCAAGGTCGGCGCAGATTTGCGCCAGTTCTGGATCGTTTGCGGCGAACACATCGAACGGATCGGGTAACCCTTCCTCTTTAGCCCATTCCTTGATGGAATTGTGCCGCCACTCGGGTATCTCTGTGTCGCCCGGTCCACGAACAACCGCCAGGTTGTAATACTTCTGAAGTTCATCCCAGCGGTATTGATCGTTTCTCAATTGCTGCTCAAGAAGCTCCTTGTCTTTTGGAATGTTGAGTTCTACCGAGGCGTATGACTTATTTGCAAAACCTCCTAACTTTTGAACCTGCTCAAGCAATGCATTGTAATGCTTGAGAAGCATTGGGATGGTGATAACGCGATCTACCTCAAACGATGCAACGCGAATGAAGCGGTCGTCGTGCTTGATATCTGCGAGACTTTCTGGACGGGACATATTTAGGAACCTTTCACTTTGCTTCCGAAGGGCGGTGACCAAATAAATTCGTTCACCTTGAACTTCAGGCTGTCGCCATCGACATATACCCGAAGCTTTCGCAGACCTGATTTGTCTGCAAATCTGAGTTCAGCGTAAAGCTGCTGAAGTTCGCTGCCAGTGATTTCGTAAAACTCATCCATCAGACTCTCACTCTCTGGATGCCGCCACGTGGACCGACTTGGAATCGCGTCATAGGGTAGTCGTGGAAGTTCATTCCATCTTGGCAATCGTCGCATTGCTCGTAGAAATAAATGCACGCCGGTTCGCCGTGATTTGACCACCCTACGTCACGACCATAGTTACGGAACCATTTCAGGCCATCAGCCTGAGATTCGAACTTTTTGTGAACACCTTGATACGGACTAAGATTAGCCCAAGCGCAAACTTTCACAGTGACTCCAATCTTAGAACAAATTGCACAAGATTAATTGGACCGCAAAGCTTGCATTCTCCAATTTTTATCATTTGTAAATCACCCCTATCATTACGCACATAACGATCATTGGTGAGGCGAACAAAATACCCCACCATGCTGTCAACAAAACGTCCTTGATCCAGTTTTTCACTGTGCCGCCCATATTTCGTACTCACGCTGCAAGCGACGAAACTCTTGCTTTGCGGCATCCTGCGAAGGATACCTGTGGATGGTGAAGTTTCCATTGAAATCGAGAGTGCAAACAAAACTCCCGATTATGTCTTTGTCTTTCGGGTCGCCATAGGCATCGATTGTTTCACAGAAATTCTGCCGAATCTCGAACAGTTCGCGACTGGTGTTGTTTACGTATCCGAAATACCCAACGTGAGATTCCACGTCGCCGTCAGAGTCGATGAACCAACCGTTGTTCATCATGTCGTAGAACAGTGCCTCTAGTGAAGTACGCATTTTCACCAATCCCTTGAGTGCTGCATTTCGTAACCTTCCATGTCTCCAATTTCGGAGTCATAATTCGATGGGTTGCCCCGCCAGTCGTCACGTAGACGCTGACCGAATGCGTTGTAATTCGCTCCGCAGTCGCAACTAACGTCGGACTGTCCACGGTAACGCCAAACCGTGTGATTGCAGTTCTTTTTCTGGCAAGGCCATGACGATGAGCCATCCTCATGGTGGGTAACTTGACGATCAGACATTGCTACGCATCCTTCCAAATGCTCGTTTTACCGACTGGATTTCCATGTCGGCCTTGATCTTGATTCCGTCGAATGCCCAGAGGGCATCGTTCACCTTGAAGCAAAAATCGCAGAGGTAGGCGGCACCCACATTTCCAAAGGTGGGCTGGATATCATCGAAACGTAGGTTGTGGCTACCAAAGCCACAAGCGTCACAGGTCATTTTCATTGTTTTCTCAAATCTTCGATTGATCGGTGAATGCGGGATTCGATAGCCTGGGTATCCTCCCACCATTTGTGATTGCGATATGCCATATCCTTACTCGTTGTGTTTTCCACAACGATAGTTCCGGCGTCATCTGGATTCTTTTCTTCGGCATCCCAAAACAATGCCGTTTCAAAACGAGTCGGTGACCCGTTGTTGAATCGCAATTCAACCGTAGAAAGCACAACATTGCCACGACTTTCTGTATAAATCGTGGTCACCTGAATAGGAACCGGGAACGGTCTCATGTCAGTTCCACCGACGTTCGACCAGGATAAAGGTGCTGATGCGACTGGTGTGCTCCCTGAAACCATCCCACAGAGTGACGGCAACAGTGCGGTATTCACCCTGAACCTTGGCGGGGTGAAGGTCGGTGACGGTATAGATTTTGCGGTCACAGGGATTGGTCGTCAGGGGGATGACCTTGTCATCCATCGTGACCTCGCTGATCGTAACGAACTTGGTTCTCGCCATTTTAAAAATCCTTTCTGAATAGGCCACAAGATTTTTGCGGCTCAAAGCAAAAAAGCCCCTAGCCATAAGGCTAGAGGCTTTTCGCTATTCAGTTGTGGCTAGGGACTACTTGGCGATCCCACCGAATCCCAAGGTCTGGGGAACGGTCACCTTGTCGCTCTGAACGGTGCCGTTGTTCGACCCCTTGATGGGAGCCTTGATGAGGTAGTCCACCACCGACCCGGCATCCACCACGTTCATAAACTCCCAGACGTAGTAGTCGTTGTACTCCTTACCATCAGCGTTAACAGCCTTACGGCTGTCCATGATCTGACCCAGAGTAGCCTTGGGACCATCGTAAACGATCTTGGACCCATCCCACCGAGCCGAAGTGAACTCATGGTTCAAGTCAACATCCTTCTGATGGAACAAACGGATCGCCAGGTACTTCTGCTTGGTGGCAATCTTGCCGAGGCTGTTCTGAGTGAAGGCGAAGGACTTGGACATTTCTTTCTCTTTTCTTGTTCTCCGGTTCTCTGCTGACCGGCTGCCACCAGTCTGACATGGCGCGGCAAAAAGCGGCGTTGACCAGGGCTTTCTCCGAGAAACCGGAACAAAAATTCGTGAATTATCGTTCGTTTTAGTTTGCCTCGCCACCTGGACTTTTGGGGGGTAGGGGGGTTAAGTAAGTAACTTAATTCTGATGGTTTTAACACCCAGCCCTGTGGTCGTAGGCATTATACTTATGCGCGAAATTGAAAACTTTCCTGCGGATTATTCTTGAATGTGCGCGAAGTTCGCACACACGGCAGGGTCATAGCAGCCCTGCTCTCAATGATTTATTCTAAGAAAGTGTTGCCAGCTTTATTTCATTAATCAGGATTAGACATGATCTTATTAGTTTGAACGCGCTCGCGAGCTTCTTGAATAGATATTTTCAATCCGCGAGACATGTCCAGGGCTACATACTCCGCTAGATCATCAAAAGTCATTTCAGATAAATCTTCCGTGTCATACGGTATCCCCGTCGCTAGCTCAAGACACGCTCGCAATTTAACGTCGCGCAACATATAAAACAAAAGCCGTCGCTCAAGAGCAGCGATATAAACCCGCTTACCCTCATCTGTGGTGTCAGGCATAGGGTTACGCAATTGCGTTGAAAAAGCAGGCTGGTTCACGTTTCCTCCGGTACGGGTTTTCTATTTTTAATGTAATTCAGGGTGGGAGGGTTGCTCACGTCAATCCCCGCCAGCTTAAGTTGGCGCACGACCTCCCAGTCCCACGGTACATGATTCTCAATCAACAAGCGCATCCACCCAAGCTCTTGCCTGAGTGAACTTAACTCATTATCAAAAGATAGTTTCGCGTCCTCAAGCTCTTCGCGCCAAAACTTCTCTATTGATTGATTAAGATTTTCGCGTGATTGCGCTACCGCAGCGATATTAATATCTGTTTCAGAATTAGTTTTACTCTTGTTTGCCTTCGCAGAAAAGAGTGCGAGTAGCCCCGTAACGAAACCACTCGCCCCCAAAATTACTGTCCCGATAGCAGGCCAGTTCACTATTAAACCCCTTTTTACAGAGGGCGAGCTTCCCCGATATCCCTGTCGGTGTAGTTCTCCACAGCAATGACTTTGACCTCAGTAATCGCGAAAGCGCGATCCAGGCACATTAGGAAAGAAACAAAGCACGAACCAAGGGAAATTCCTAGCGCAGCGCCCCAGCTAGCACTAAAGACATTGAGTTCACTTACGCCAAGTACGGACACTAGAGTTTGGCAAAACGTCCTGATAGAACGGCTAACCGCATCCTTCCAAAAGTTCCATGTAAAAACATACATGCCAGTGTTGTTCGGTTCGCTCATGTCATACTCCTGCCTATTCACCCGGCGCTTTGGTGAATTTCGCCGCCTCGCGATCACTTTCTGGAATGCCCTCCCAGAGTGCCCTGGCGATAGCGACGTTTCGTGGTTCACTTCCAGCCGGTCCTTTACCATTAGCGAGTCGTCGGATACGGGCGATTGATTCTGGCTCTCCCGCCAGGAAAGCGCGGAGCAGAACCAAAACATCAAACACGGTCGCGTCAGCGTTCAGCAGCATTCCGACAGCATCATCAACGTTGGAGTTAGAGTCGCGGAACATTGAGCGGGAACCATATTGTTGCAGAATTTTGTCAACGGCTTTGTTGAGTCGATCTGCGTCTACATGCGCCATCCAGTCATCCTCTTTCTCATTTTCGGGCTGCGTTGTTGGCTCTGGCTTGGGGGTAGGCGGTGGGGCTGGAACGTTAACAATTGGCGCAGCAGAATAACAATATCCCTTTGGTGGGATAAGCGAACAAATTGAACCTGGCCCATCGAACGGGCACCAGAAGCCGGTGATCCCTCCGAACGCTGCGCTGTCAGCGATCCAGACTGCGCGAGCGTTGGGGTTGTCGTCCAGCCCCATGATCGCAATGTAGTGCCGGGTGGTTGTGCCGCGAGGGTACGGTGGTGGTTTGGAGCCTTTCGTCGCCCGTGGCGGGTTGCTGGGTGGGGCAACGATGTTGGCGACAACACCGGCTTTATTGCCGATAATTGATTGTTTCAGGTGCTGCCAGAAAAGTTCTTTTTGAGCCGTTGTCATGGGATCGTTCGGCGTGTAAACACTGGTGTACTGGAGTTTACCAGCACGACGATCCAGAACTTTTTCAATCAAACCAATGTAGTCGGTTCCATCGCGGTCATCGCCTCGATCGGGATTTTCCAGTTGCTCAATTTCATTCGCAAGAGTGGATTCCGCAACCAGCATTCCCAGTCCGTTGAGAACGATTTGCGTTGAGGCGGGACCGCACCACCACCCAGTTTCTTGAGAAACGATGGATCGGTCATACGGTAGAAGAAATTCTTTTTTCGTAACTGGTGCTGGGGCTGGGCTTGGCGTACCCAGGGCTCGACGCAGAACAGACCAAGCTTCATCCCACTTGGTTGCATATCGGTAGCGATACTGCGGGGCGCATTGTTGAACGTTAGCAACGAACTCCCCGGCTGAAATCGGATTGTTGTTTGCGTTGACGTACTTGTCGCTGAGCCGATCTAAGAAATTATTGGCTGCGATACTCAGTGTCATTTCGTCGCGTGACGAACCCCACCACAATTCTCCCCCTGGCCCTTTTTGTTGTTGGAAATAACCAACAGATCGGCCATCGTCGGATTGTGAATCGTAGGGGTATTGTTTTGATTCTGGGTCAGCGGAATTCCAGGGGCACCACCATTGCGGTTGACCCTTGGAATCCGCTGCTCCGACCTCGACTGAAATGCACATGAGCGCCATCACGGTCGCCAATTCATCCAGCCCTCTTTGGAGAGAGACTGCATGAACTTCACGTGCTATTTGCTCGCGAGTTCGTAACGGCTTATCAGCAAACCAAACAAAGCTCACATAAGATATGTTAGCTTACTGCACCGTCAATCTAGCTGATTACGGTTAAGATTCAGACCCTGCGACGTAAGGGGTCCAACCGGTAATCTCGCTGGTCGATGCCCAATGACCGCCATGCTGGCTGTGCATGACACCCCATGCGTTGTAGGCTTCTGGATCGACAGCGTCACTGCGAATGGCGACGGCGTTTCCATCCGGCGAAACACGAACTTCCCTACCCACGATTTACTCCTTTAAAAATGTTTACTTACAAGAGCAATTGAAAAATATGTTTCGACGCCACTGGCATCTGCATCGAAAAGATTACCATATGTCCCAACACTATCATACCCTGCTCGCACAGCTTCGTTTACGTTGAGCGGAACCATCCAAGTTGACTGGGCATATCTTTGACCATTACCACCGCCGAACCAAACACAGGCTATCGCGTCAGCGCCAATTTTGTATTCAACCTGGCTGCCACTGGTTCCCTTATACAGTAACGGAGCACATTGCAACCCAAATGTATAAACTGGGTTTATTCTAAACGAAAGTTCTACAAGATACCAACCTGCAATAGTAACTGTAAATTTGCCTTCACTTAGATTAGTAATGACCCCATTTCCAGAAATATCATTGGAATCAAAGAAGTCATTTGGGAAAAAATTTCTTCCAGTAGCAGCACTGACATTAACAGTGCTTTTTCTTGTTATCGTTGCTCCATTTGAAAGCGCTGGGCTGACAACAGAACCTATAGCAGATGTTGGCAGATAAGAAACTCCCACTGTTCCACCGGTAATTTTGCTGCCGTCAAGCCCGGTGGTTTTCCCGCCAGTGACTGCCAGATCAGCGATCTTAGCGGTGGAAACTGCGCCAGTATCAATTTTGACTCCGTTGACGGCGAAGTCACCGATCTTGGTGTTGGAGACAGCACCGTCAGCGATTTTTGCCGACGTGACAGAGTTACTTTGCAGAAAAGCAGCGGTGAAAGCGCCGGTAGTAATTTTACCGGCATCCAGTCCCGGCACCCTAGCGTCATTCAGAGTTCCGGTGGTGATCTTGCCACTATCCAGATCTGGGATACGAGGCGCGGTGAGAACACCACCGTTAATCTTGCTGGCATCAAGACCTGGAATGTTACCGTCACTTATTTTGTTGTCAATGTCCATTTGGGGCAAGGTTTTTGCCCACGGGAAAAGGGCATTAATTGCGGCACCAATGCCACCGGTTACCCAGTCAACAATCGCCTGGACCGCTTCAACCACGTCTTCAATAACCGCAATAAATGGAGCAGTCCACGGCTCAAATAAACTGTAAAGCCATTCCAGGGTGCTGACAACCCATGTCGCAATTGGCTCGGTCCAGTCAACAAAAGTATCCCAAAGCTGCTCCAATGCGTCGATGATCCAGTTGACAAGGTCGCCGGTCCACCCGTTGAACAGGCTGGTCAGCCAGTCGATGCTTTCACTGATGGCGTTGACTACCGCCACGGTCCACCCGGTGAAAAGCTCGTTAAGCCAGGTCAAGCTGGTGACAACCCAGGTAACGATGGGTTCAGTCCACTCGGAGAACAATTCCCAGAGAAAGGTCAAGCTTTCGGTGATCCACTCGACCAGCGGTGCTGTCCATGACTCAAAAAGACCCCATAGAAAACCAACCGTGGAAGAAATAAATGTTGCGATTGGCTCGGTCCACTCGACAAAAGTTTCTACAACCCACACCACAGTGTCATAGACAAAGTCGACCGTAGACTTCACCCAAGAGCCGAACATTTCATTGAAAGCGCCAATTAGATCACGAATCTGAGTGATCCACACAAACAGTTGTTCCAGAGCCTGCCCAAGGATCGGAATGTCACCAAAGGCATCAAGAATGGTCGCAATGAATTGATCTATCAAGAAGTCAACGAACTCGCCAAAGTTATCTACTGGAAAAATATAGGTTGAAATAAAATGCCATGCTGCCGAAAAAAGATTGATCGGGAAAATAGAAGCTATTCCGGTCTGGGTATCAAAACCAAACAAGGCTCCAATGGCCTGAAAAATATACTTCAGATCACCAAAGTCAAAGCCGGTATCCCCACCACCACCTATGAGAATCAAGATTTCATTAATGAAATCTTGAAGCTGCTGAATGAAGTTATCGTTCGCCGCGTCGATTCCCTGTTGCATCTGGCGGGTGTACTGCGCCAGGTATGAAACATCTCCGGTTAGTTTAGTGAGAAGTTTTGCTTGATCCCGGTAATCATACGAATCTGTATTAATAGAGCGAAGAGCACTGGACTCTTTCGACTCCATTTTGTAGCCGCCGCCTGGACCGAACCCGGTCATAGTTTTTCTATCCTAACGTCGTCCCACCACGTAACCCCATCAACAACCCTAGTTACGCACAGCATAATGCTGACTTCATCCACGTAGGGTTGGTCTTCTTCATCTAAACCTGGGGTGGCGATCCATCCACTTAGCTGAGTCCACCCACCGACACCTTCAGGGTTGGATAACCCAACAATCCTGGTGCGGTCAATGACCATCGCACCTTTTTTGTAGCCTCTTACCGCGATAAAAATTCCATCAACAGAAGTGTCGATTCCGCTTTGAAATGCCATTTCCTGCCGTCTTACCCAAGCTTCAAATTTATATGAAGTATTTGGATCGACTCCGACACGATGTGATTCAAAAAGCTCGTTTGTATCGTTGCAATCTACTCGAATAGAGCCGACACTTGAACGACCAAAACTGGCAACCCTAAGCCACTGTCCATAAATTCGTTTCCAACCGACGGTACTCTTATTAAAGTACCCGTTAATGAGCATGTTTTTGTCTTCAACTGGTTGCTCTTCCCAGTTTGGATCATAAGTGATGGGATCGTAATTAAACGCCCCTTCAACTTTCAAGGCAAGCTCTACCGCAGGAGAGTCGTCCTTAAAAGTCATTCCGACAATCCTATGCTTTTCTGAAATATCCCCGACCCACGGATAATTTTTCCCCTCAACTAAAATCGTATCACCAACATTGAAGGAGTGAAGTGGTGCATTGGGGTGACTGGGGTCAATCGTGATTTTTTTAAATGAAACCGGAATGTTACGGCGGGTAAGCCTTCTCTTGGCCCAAGCCGCAGCCCTTTCAGTAGAGTCGATACTTGCGTCTTCCTCCATAATAGTCCGACGCACTCTTGTCATATCATCGTTCGTGAGCCGGGAAGAGAATGTTTTTCCTGGTCGCCAGCCGCGAATGATTACGTCGGTAACTGGTTCGATTTCTAATTCGTCAGCTTTTTCAGCGGCAATAACGTTCTCGCCAACAACGAAGGAAAGGCTTGTTTGATCTACTCCTATCGCTGGATATCCAAGTCGAACTGTCTTGATAACGGTGCTTCTCGACCCGTCCCATGAGACTTCCTCAACCATATCCAGCGGAATATCTCTCGCAAGATTGTTAATTACGTCTCCACAGTCTTGAAAATCAATTTCCCGAATAAACATTGCGAAAAAATCAAAATTCAAGGTACTGCCGTCAAAACTGTAGCCTGGGAGCATTTGCGTTCCGGTCAACGCTGGTAGAACTTGAACCCCAAGATTGGCGTTCACATGATCTTGCAGATGGCCCCACACCCTTTGGATAACCTCAGCGGGATCAACGGCGATAGGACTAAAGTTTTCTAGCCAGGGGATTCCTTTTGGATATCCAAGAAAGCCAATTCCCTCAACCATTAGGCTTCCGCTTTGAGGGTCCACGTCACATTTGTTGACTAGCTGAGCACCCAAACAACGCCGCACACCAGAAATTTCAATTTCTGGAATGATCCATTGCCCCCATGTTTTCCATTCAATTCCGGCAGCACTATCGTATTGTTCTGACTGCGGAATTTTAAAACTGCAACGACTTGGGGCGCTCAGATTCACCATGACCGTTGGTTCTTGAACGACTAAGTCGCGAGCCAAAATAGTGTTCGTATTTACTTGAATAACGGTGAAACGTAAACGATCTGTAATACCGTAGTTATGGCTGTAGAAAGTTGAAATTGGATTTGTCATTATTCAACTGCCGACCAAGCATCCCGCCACAGGAAGGTGGCGCCGGCTGCTCCGCTGACCAACCTGGCGGGGATAACTCCCATAGGGATTTTTAACTTATCTAGGTAAACCGACCCAACAGAGAGAGCATTCCTCAAGTTGGCTCCGGTGCTAGTAACAATCCTTCTCGCCCACGGGTAAGAACTGATTTCCATAATTTGTCCAGAACCAATGGTGGCGTTGACTTGAACAGCTTGACCGGCAATGTTGAAAGCCGGGTTGGTGGCTGGCCCGTTGACAAGAATTCGACACCACGTATCGGCATCACCGTCTGAACGAGATATGTTGCTACTACCAGTCATGCTAACGGCGTATTCGGTTGCGCTGTAGGCAACGGTGTCCGCTCTACGAAATTCCCCAATACACTTCACGACAGTTGAATTTTCAGAAACTTTCTCAGAGCTAAACTGACCGGGACGACCAAAGATCATTTTGTTAACGCCGTCTCGACCGCAATAATAAAGTGGCTTGATTTGGCCCCAGTTGTTTCTTACATCGTTGGCTCGCCACTCCGTTGCAATTTCATTGACGGTTGGTTTGTCCAGCCAGAAACTCGGATTGGTCGGTTTGTATGGGTCAAGCAACCAGTTGTAAATGACCTCCATTGTTATTTGAATAGAAGTCGGCTTAAAATTATCCGCACCAAAACGCATTTCATCGCTGCGTGAAATTTGGTAGTCCTGCGCGTTGATATCGTAGGGCTGCACGTCGAAATTCGTAACAATGATATTCGTGTGCTTACCAAACACTAGGTTACCAAGCTGGTACTGCCCCTTAAGAAGTGTCATTGAGCAAGCGCTCCCGCATATTGTGCTGAATTAACCTGGAACATCATTTGCCTAGTGAGGTCGCGAGGATCGGACCCCGGCCCACCGTACATGTTGATGTTACCAATCAACTGCTCGCGAGATTTAAAGTCCCTTGAAGCGAATGGAACGTTGTGAACCCGCTTATCTAGTGAGTTTTGAGAGGAATAGGTCATCAATTGATTTGTTTGTTGATCCAGAAGGAATTTCACGTCACCGGCCAGCGGACCACCGGCACCACCAGTTAGATAACCAAGAAACTCTCCAACATATCCACCGGCGATTCTCATTGCTTCCTGCGAAAGGTCAATGACAGCATTTGCTGTTTCCCAACCAGCCTGGATCAGCGAGGCGATTGTTGACACGCTTCCCAACGCGGCGGCTGCACCAGCAGCCCCGCCAGACGGCTCAGTGCTTGCGGCCCCGGCAATCGACCCGGCCAAACCGGACACACTCGCCACAGAACCAGCGATTTTCCCGCCTAGTTCGACAAACTTCTGGATGTTGTCGATGACGTTGTCAACGTCTTTTGTGCCGGAAAGACCTCTCACCAGAGACTTGGCAATGTTGTCTGCGGCTCCGATAGATTCGATCCCCGTTACAACAGAGCCGATAATGTCAGACGCTACGCCCGCTGCGTTTGAAACAATTCCGGCGACTTGATCGACCGGGTTTTGATTTCGCTCGTACCCGGCCTCATCCATAATTGAGGATTGAATTGTTTCCAGGTGCTGAACGGTTTGGCGACTTCCTGCCGTATCAAGATCGCGCTGTCGAACGATTTCGTTGTCTAGAGCAAGAAGGCTCCGTGTAATGTCTTCGTCTTTAGCGTTGCGCGGGTCTTCGGCCACTCTAAGGGCTGTCGTGATATCAGGGTTGTCCTGCCCCATAGAGTTGAGAAGATCGTCTTTTTTCTGAGTGTTAAATTCTAGAGGGTTATTTTGGATTTCGTTAAAGCGTTCCAGAGTCATTCCCTCTGGCAAAGGGATTTCCATTGGATTGTTTTTGGCGTACTGAAGGCTTTCTTCAGCGGTCCACGGTTCTTTCGTTATGGGGTTGATCGTTCCCGGTCCAGGCAAATCCTTTTTGCCATGTGGGGTATGAATTTCATAGTTACCGGTTTCTTCGTTAAACCGCATAACAGTTTGTTCAAGAGCCGGTGCTTCATCCCCTGGCAACAATGGCGGTCCATAGCGTTCTTGAAGAGCTTCTAGTGCGGCCTCTTTGTCAGACTGGGCTTTGTCTTTATTGTATTTATCAAGCTCTTCGGAATTCATTTCAATTCCGCTTAGATCAACCTTCGCACCGGGTTTGAAACTGATGTGAACGTGATCGTAGTGACCAGCGGTATCGCCAGATCGGTTGAGTTTATTCCCGGCTCCCCCGCCAGCGGGTTGCCAGTAATCCTGCCAGATTGTGTCCTCAACACCGAATTTCTCTGCGTTCGCCAACATGAACGCATTGATTCTGTCTCCCAAAGCCTTCCCATCGGGAGTGTTGTAATTCGGGATCATCACGTCGAGGGCACGGCCCTCATTGTGGTACGGCAGACTATCTGCTCGCGCCCCACCAATACTTGCAATTTCAGGGAAGTTCTCTTTAATCAAAGCCCCGATTGTTTTAGGAGCCTCTTGAGACTTCCTTCCACTTTGGTCTGAAACAGCGGCGGTTTCAGCTTTTTTAATAATGTCCAGTTGATTCTGAAAATGCTCGTCGTTCCGTTTGGTACTTTCTTGGGCGCTACTGAAAGCCTGCTGATCTTTGTCATCCCATCGACGTTGGCGCTCAGAATCAGATATTTTCTTGAACCCAAGAGACTCGCCAAAGAAAGTTCCCTTACCCATTGGGTCAGAAATAAACTTTGCGAACTTAAACATCGTGTCGGAAACTTTATTGAAAATTTCTAGCATAGACGACGCAAAGCTTGTCAACTCTAAGAACTGTCCAAAGAACTGCTGGTTACCCTGTTGTGCCCCGTTAAATCCGGCTGACGTGCCACCAATCCCGCCACCGGCAGCCCCAGCTACGGTGTTCGCTGCGTCACCCGCCTTACCGGCGTTCTCCCGCAGGCCGGTGGCGTAGCTCTTGACGAACATTTCGCCGCCGTAACGGGCGGCATCGCCGTGAGCGGCGAGTGGGCCTTTCTTTGGTGGAGATTGGTGGAATCGTTTTTTGATTTCCCCGGCCAGGGTTTCTGCGGCTCTAATCGCAGCGGGATTTGTTTCAATGCCTTTAGCTAGCGCATCAACAAATTTTGAACCAGAATCTTTCGCCGCAGCGGCAGCCGTATCAAGAGTGGATACAATTCCTTGAGAAAGCTGGTTGATTTTTTCTAGCGTTTGGTCAACAGCCGCCTGAATCTGGTCTTTAAATGTTGAGAAAACTCCCTTTAAACTATCACTAAAGGTTTTTGCAGTGTTTGTGACCTCTGCAAATTTTTCAACCCCACTGACTTCGACCTTGGCCTCAAGTTTGTCTTCTTTAAACTTGGCGCTCAGTTCGTCAACTTTTGTGGTGACTTCCTGAAGTTGATCGGTGTTAATTGTGAGCTTGTGCTCTTTGCTGACAAGATTGTCCATCTTGCCACTGACTTCATCGACTTTTTGACTGGTTTGGTCAAGCCCCGGCGGTACTCCAAACAGGTCGCCAGTTGTTGACGCAGGAGGCGTGGCGGGGAGGATAGGAGCACCGAAATTCGACCCGTCTGGGTGACTGGGGTTGGGGGCGCTCGGCCATCCGTCACCTATTGCCGGTGGATCGGGAAAAAGAGGGTTGTCTGACGGTGGAGTGAACTGTTGCGTTACTGGTCCTGGCACCCACGGTGGTATTGCATTCGGCTCTTTGCTAAGAGGGACCGGAATTCGACCTTGTACGGGTGGCTCAACGGCGACGGGAATTTTTGCGGGGTCAACAAGGCTGGTCGCTGAAATTTGAATTCCGTATGTTGCAAGAAGCTCCTGCATTCTTGCAAGATCAGCTTCAGAAACCTGAATGCCAGGTTTAATGACTACGGTTTGTCCGTCTTGGTCTGTTATGTCGTGCTTGAGAATTCTTTCAAGCTCTTTGTCAAACCTATTAGCAGAATCGGCGGTGTCGAAAAGAAGTCGAACCGGAACCCCAGTCTCAACTTGTCTTGTCAATTGAAGCAGGAACTCTCCGATTTGCTGGGCAAACTTATCTTTGCCCTCAAGCTGAAGAGTTAGCTTGATTGGCTCGGGGGCTACAGCAAGTTTGTTTTTAAAGAACTCTTTGAGAAGCGGTCCTGTTGTTCCAAGCGAACCGGCAATTTCATCTAGCTGAGTGTTTAGACGATTGGTAAGATCGTCTACGTTTTCACCAGAATTGGCCGCATCCAGGTATGCGTTACTGACCTCTTTGAAAATCGGAACAAGTTTCGCGCCAAGCTCACTTTGAGTGTTAAGCGTGTTATTCGCTTTGTCCCAAACGTCATCTAGTGAGCCGCCGGATTCAACAACCTCGCGAATCCGGTCACTCATACTCCCAAGTGAATTGGTGTAATTCGCCGCTGCTTCCATTGCGTCGATCTTGAGGAATCCAAGACCTTGCAAAACTTGTTTAAGTCCCTCAAGCTTTGACGTTGCATCCCCGCCAGCGTCAGCGACTTTTTTAATGCCGTTGGCAAGTTGTACCCCGGCAGGTCCAACTTTTTGCATGGCATCGTAAACCATGTCATAGGCGTTTTTTTGTTTAATGAGAACGTCAGCAGCGGCTTTACCTTCATCACCTTGAGTGCGAAGGTTTCTTATATAAGAGTCAAATGCTGGTTTTGATCCTGCAATGACAGTTTCTAGATCGACTCCGTCTTTGCGAAGTTGTCGCAATTTTTGCGAAGCCATATCGGCTGCTGCGGCTTCTTCTTGACGACGGTTAAGATCGTCAGAGTTACGGGTCATTCCGTTTATAGTTCCGATAATCGGAATTTCAACCGCAATGCCAGCGTTATCGTTACCGTTTTTAAAATAGTCTGCTATATGGTCTATGATTCCCGGTGCTTTTGAGGTGGTGTCCTCAAGATCACGGATCATTGTGTCCATACCCATAGACACTTGATCCATAACGGTTTTACCGACTAGACCGTCATCAGCGGAAAAGGCTTCAGTTAGGGCTTTTCCAAATTCAACAAGGCTGGTTTTATTTT